GTACATTCAATGCTTGATATAGTTTCTTTCTAAAATATTCTATATCATCTATCTCTGCAAGGTTTTGCCCACCTGGCAAAGTTGATATCTCAGTACCACGACCACCTTCTCTTCGAGGTAGCCAAAAATCTTCTAGCATAGACATGTGTTTACGATCATCTTTGATCTCACCTGTCTGAGCATTATAAACAAGTTTATTTCTATATCGATTCATTACATCGGCAAGATACTGTTCTGCCTTTGCTTTCGGTAAGTTACCTACATCGATATAGAAAATTCTTCTTTCAGGTGCTCTTGATATTCTATAGATAACAAGTGCATCTTCTATCATTGATAACTGATTAGCAGTCTTCAATGCTTTATGTAAGTAACCGACTACAACATTTTTAGTGTAGTCTAATAAACCAGAAGTAGTATATGTTACTGCCTCAGGTGCGATCTTAACAGTGTTTCCTTCTCCAGAACCACTCTTGTCAAAACCTTTATCATTAAAAAGATAGAACTCTTCTACCTTATTAATTTTCTCAACATTGGTTTTTGGATCTCTCTTCTTATCAATGTTTCGAACCTTTTTGATCTTCATAGGGTCAATTGCCCTTAGATCAATAAGACCCATTTTAGGTCTTTGTGAATCCACTATCTTATGAAAGTAAATTCTACCATCGACATACCATTTACGGAAGATTTCATGAGAGTTCTGATTGAACTTCATTAGATTAAGGATATGATAAAACTCGTCTTGTATCTTATTTTTGATACTGTCAGAGAGTTTTACATCTCTGAGGTCGAGTGATACAATCCTATCAGCTGAATCAGAAGTTATACACTCATTTACGATATCTTCTATCGCACTGTCGCATTCAGGTATTAAAGATGTTTCACGATATCTTCGAATGAGTTCTGCCTCATTCTTAATACCACCTTCCATATCGATGTACGAACCATATGCACCACCAGTAATAAAGCCGCCAGGTTGCGACTGTATAACAGGCGTGCCATCGTCATCGACTGGAGGCACGAAAGAGACTGCCTTTTTGACAGCCTCTGTCGATCTTAACTCGTCTTTCTTACGAGTGATTTCAAACCCGAATAATTCCATAACTATATTTATACCCCTATTTTAAGGGGTATATCTCACTAATTAAAGTACTCTTTCCCAATGTGAGAAAGCGAACTCTGCTGTAAATGTCTCTAACTGGTCGCCATTTTCGTATGAAAGTTCTATTGCACTTACATTTACTGGCCACATGTTAAAGAATTCGTATCTTGCTAAAACACCATCTGATTTGTCTAGTTGTTCGACATATGCTCTGTCGACCATGAAATCAAGTGATGTTGAACCAACTGCATCACCATAACCTGCGATTTCGCCTTGCCATGTTTCTAATGCAGTTCTAGCGGTAAATTCGATATCATTGATGATTGTAACTGACCAGTTTTCAAATGTTCTATCACCTGGAAACTTGATTGTGTTACCCATCCATTTGACATCAAATGAACCTAAGACAGCAGCTGGAATATTAGCGGCATTACACAAGAATTCGATTCTCTGACCTGTTCTAGGTATGAATACTTTAAATCGGTTGGCTCTTGGTCCACCTCCGATTAATTGTGCTTTAAATTGATCTATACTTGCCATTCTTTACTCCTCTTAAACTGCTCCGTAGATTTCTTCAAACTCTACACCGCTTCTAGCAGCGACAAAGTTTAAGGTTATATAATTGATACTTCTTGAAGGTTTAACAAAGATTGAACATACAAATTCATTTCTGTCAATAACAGTATCAGTGTTGTTTGTTTCGTCACAAAGTACTGAGAAGTCTATAAGACCTCTTCTGTTTTTAACATCTCTTAAGAAAGGTTCAACTGCGGCTCTGAATTGTGCTCTTGTGAATGCATCGTTGAATTCAAAGAGTTGTGATTTAGCTGCTGTTGCGATTGCCTTCTCTAAGACAATGAATAGTCTTCTAACATTGATTCTATCAAATGCTGAAGGTGATGTTAATGCTGTTTTGTCTCCAAATAATACAGTTCCTTGACCTGGGAATGTTACGATTGGATTGATTCTTGCACGATATAAGTCATCTCTACTTGCTTGTTTTGGATTGAAAGCAAGTTTTGTTATTCCAAGATATTGACCTCTTGAGAAACCAGCAGGTGAGAACCATGGATCTCTTAATAAGTCTGATCTTGCCATGATACCCGCTGTGTGAGCGTTACCTGGTACCCAAACATATCTATCGTTAAATCTATCGTATTGATATACCCATCCTGAATCTAAAACTGCATATGAACTTGATGATACACTAGCGTAATCTGCAATAACATTTGATGATTGTGTTGATTCTGAAGTTACATCTACTACAGATGTTTTTCTCGGTGAAGCAACTATCATACAATCTTTTCTTGCTTCTGCAATACTAATTGCCTGATTAACTATGCTATTATGATCTGCTAATACATCTTGATCTGTTCCTGAACCGTTGTCTGTTCTTGTTGAACCAACGATCAATAATGAGATGTCCATTGTTTCGCCGTCTGCAAAATGTGTGTCCCATGCACCATATTTTTGACCAGCAGTTGGGGATCTACCGTCTGCACCACCTGAAAGTGATGAGTTTGAAGGTGCGGTTGGTCTTGTAAATGCTGATGAAGCGGACAATAAGTGAGTTCTAGACTCATTTGCTGATAGTCCTAAACCACTATCATGACCTGTCCACCAAATCCATTTTGATTCTCTTTCTATAACTTTTTTATAGTAGTTTGAATTACCAACTGAATCTTTTGCATCGGATGCTAATGATAAGAAACCATAAGTTTCTAAAACTTGGTGTTGTGATCCTGCGATTTCTCCATCTTCGTCTACTACAACGATGTGGATTTCATCTGCTGAACCACCTTTTGATGTTGCACTTGATGAAGTTCCTGGTGCCTTATCAAAAAGGTTATAGAACTCCCAATATCTGTCGATATTGGTGTCATCTGCAACTTGTACTGTTAAGCCTGTTCCTGCTGGTTCGCCGATTGCTTCAATTGAGATGGTTGTTCCATCTGGCAATGCAGTTACACGATACTTTGTGTCGTGTCCAACGAACTTGATGATATCTCTAACAGTAAATACTGAAGAATCATCAACTGTAATAGAAGATGAACCAACTGCTTCGTTTGAAGAATTGTTCACTGCTGTCACAGCATCGTTGAAATATGCATCGGATGAAGCGCAAACTGAGACTTTAAGAGAGTTACCTAATGAACCTGCATACCTTGATGTCCACACACCGACTGTCCCTAGTTGTGAACCGTCTTCGTATGTTGACTCATACTCGTCTTCATTCTTAAGAAGTGATGTTGTAGAACCAGTTGCGTTTGCACTATACAAACCAGTTGTGTTGATTCTAACAACTCTTAAGGAAGAACCATATTTCAAGAATGCTTCTGCTGAATAAAAGTCTTCAGCCCCAGCATCGGTGTTTGCAGGTGAAAAGAACTCATCTACTAAACTCTTACTATCTGAAACTGTTACTACTTCATCAACAGGTCCCCAATTAAATACCCCAGCAAAAGCACCTGTAGTGCTTGAAACCGCAGGCACAACATTTGTCAAGTCTATTTCGCTGACTTGTACGCCTGGTGATACTTGAAATGCCATACTTTTCTCCTGTTAATGTAAAAAGTTTGTTTTACAGTTTTATTTATAATCTTACTTCATTCAACAGATGCATTTACTTTAAACCATCTGTCTCCTTCAGTATCTACAAAACTATTATTTTCTGTTCCGTCAAATATTCCTGCTGGAACTATATCTTCAATAATTTGTTTCTGCTGTTCTGCATATAACAAATCTTTTACAAGTTTATCCGTTAAGTGTGTAAAATAATCAGTGGTTACAAACCATGAAAATAATACACAATTCATCACGCAATCATCATGAAAACCTCTATCTGCTTCAAAAGTATTTCCTTTTGAAACAAAAGTCATAAATTCAGTAATAGTATCCCTATCTACCACTGTTAATCTATTTTCTTCAGTCAATTCTTTTAGTGTAGAACAACCGATTCTTTTGATCTTTTTTGTCATTGTGATACCAATATCTTCTGCTTTTAGTTGTCCTTGAGTAAAAACATTTGGATATTCAATATCATAATGCAATTGTGTTGCAACCATGGCGCCTTCTGCATTGTTTTCAACAATAACTAATGCTTCGTTGTATGGTTTACAATACTTATTTATTATGTCTGGAAACAACATAGGACTGATCATATTGTCTCTATATGTTGCAACCTGTTTAAATGGTTGTACAGAAGTATCAAAAATACTGAATGTTGAATAGTCTAATCCACGACCTTTTGATACATCAACTGTTGCAACATATACATGTCCTTCTTGTGGTCTCTCATACATGTTGAATGATTCTTTTTGATATTCTGGATCAATTGCCATCATACCTAACAATGTATCAGCATTTACAAGTGTATTACCTGTTCCTAAGAAACTATTACCATACTCTTGTTCAAACTGAGCATCTGAAGTGTTTGCAATAGTTTGTTTCTTCCATTCTTCG